CTCATCACATCTACATCTATTAAAGGAGCTCAGCTTCGAGTGTGGAAGTGCTTATCTCAATATTGGCACGCCCTACCTAAAATGGCTCAGTTTGGTGACATGGTTTACTCTAAGTGCATGGTGAGAGGTTGGGACAAGTCAGGGAATAAGTCAGATAGTGTGGGCATACAAATTGTAGCTGCTGGCTCTGGCTCTGAGAAAGACGCTTACGACACTCTTATTGGTATTAAACAGGAGAGAATGTATTTGATTGCTGATGAGCTACCACAACTTCCAAAGATGATTGTTGAGGCTGCCTTTGGTAACATGGTAAACGGAACCAATAAGGATAAGCAGGAATTTAAGATGGTGGCCATGGGAAACCCAAACCTTATGACTGATGCATTTGGTGACATGTGTGAACCATTGGATGGATGGAATAGCGTTGATGAGAGTGACGACACTTGGCTCACTGAGCGTGGCGTGGTGCACAGGTTTGATGCAGAGAGAAACCCAAACATTCTTAGGGGTGAAGATTTATACTCCTGGTATCCTTCTAGAGACGCCATTATTAAGGCTAAATCAAGGTGGGGAGAGAAATCCCTCATGTTTTACAAGCAGTATAAGGCTTTTTGGTATAGAGAGGCATCCACGGAAACTATTTACACTGAGAGTGAGATAATTATAAACTACTGTAACAAGCCATATAGTGCAGAGAGAGACGGTGAAGTGGTGAGCAGGAAGAGTGTTTCAGCTGCTGATCCGGCCTTCACTCAGGGGGGTGATGAATTCCCGCAAGTTCTTGGTGAGGTAGTGACAAATACTAAGGGCAAAACATATTTGGAGATTAAGTGGTGTAAGGCTCTTGAGGATGACTTATCTGATATGAGGCCTAGATCACATAAGATGGTTGATCAACTTAGGGCTAATTGCTCCAAGTTTTCAGTTGAACCTTCTCACTTTGGTTATGACGCCACCGGCACCGGCTTAGCATTTCGTGATGTTGTGGTTGCTGAGTGGTCATCGTTATGTAAGGACATTCATTTTGGTGGAGCCGCTTCTTCCCGACAAGCTGGAGCTTCAGACACAAGGAAATCCCATGATGTTTACCGTAACAGGGTGAGTGAATTATGGGTGAAGGCCAAGGGATTGATAAGAGAGGGCAGGATTAGAGGATTAACTGACAAGATGGTGTCGCAAATGTGTGCCAGACGTTATAACACCCAAACCAGAGGTGGCGCCGGAGTTAAGGTGTGCATTGAGAGCAAAAGTGACATGAAGAAGAGAGAGGGATATAGCCCGGATCACGCGGATTGTTTGTTCATTTTGCTAGAAACAGCAATACTTAATGGTCTTATTTTTGATGCTGAGGTTGAAAATATACAAAAAAGAAGCTCGCCATCATGGCAAAAAGCAGTTAATGGTCATGATATACTATCTGGCTCAAATCTTTACTTTACATAAATAATCATGGAATCATACACAACACAGTTAAGCAGGAAAGCCGAATACATGGAGGTTGAGGTTGATGAAATCATTGCCTTTATGGATAGTTACAATTTTGACAACATGTCTGATGATGATCAGAGAGACGTGGAGGACCAATATTCAGTGATGTCCATATACCTCGATATACTCAGAAAGAGAATAGACAAAGAACTAGACCAAACAGAAGAAACATATTATGAGCGATACTAAAGAAACACTAAACATTGTCCTGCCATATTGCGGGGAAGCCACCGGGATAGACCAAACAGCATGGATTGAATCATGTGCTAAGCATAAGCCAACTCAGCTGCGTTCGCGGCTAGTGGTTATTTCCTCTTCAAGCTGTGACACGGAGCGATATAGGGCATTTACCCAGCGCGCTAAGGAGGTATTTGACGAATTTGTCGAAATTATTAAATTTAAGCCATCACCAAATAATTTGGAAGAGGTTCACAAGTTCACCTCTTACTGCTTTATGACGGCTTGGCCTAACTTTCAGGTCTTTGGCGCAGGGATTTATATTGATCCTGAGTGGGCCCCGAATAAAGACTACTGGGCCGATGATTTTATTGCTGCTATGCGAGTTGACCAGAGTGAAGCAATCGCTCTTGGCATTAAGTATGCAGAGCAACCATCTGAGATCAGTGGTAACTTAGGTTATTCAGCTAATTTCTTTAGTGTGTTTTACAACTACAAGAAATACATTAAAGACTCTATTCTCCTAAACCGACTTGGCTGGGAATTCAAGAAGTTTGGTTGTCATGCATCCGCTGACAATTATCCATTCATTAAAACATCTACGGTTGATAAAGCCCAGGTGGATGCGTTTGCTAAAGCTCCTGAGCCAGCACCTGAAGAGGTGGCTGTTGCAGAACTAGTGCTCCCTGTATTTGGTGACACGTCTGAGGAGGACCTTAAAGCTTCTTTGGGTGCATCTGATAACATGCCTTCAATGTATGAGAAGCCAGACAAGCCAGTTAAGAAGGTGGCTAAGAAAGCCGCCAAGAAAGCCACTAAAAAGAAAAGAGCTAAGAGACGCACTAAAGCTCAAATAGCATCATCTAAATAACACCACCTATGAAAGCCGAAACCAAAAACATGTTTAAGGGAGCCCCTAAATCAACTGACTTTTCAGCCATTGATGACGCTAAAAACTCCCTAGACTCAGCCCTACGAGACGATTTTAGCCCAGAGAGTTTTGCTGAGGAAAGAATGAGCTCACCTGCATTGCTTAGATCTATCTATGGCACCATGCTCACTGATGACTACTCCAATTCAGGTAATAGAGCTAAGGTTCAGGCCATGGTTGACTATAAGCCTCCTTATAATCAGAAAACACTTGATCAACTAGGTCGTGGCAGCCAATTCAATATTAACTTTGGTGAGGGAGCTGCATCGGTTAACAATGTGGTTAACAACTACCTGGACATATTTACAAACCCAGCATCATTGATCAAGTTGCCAATTAAGCAGGGTTATGGCACCCCTATTGATAGACAGAAGTGGAGTGATATTATATCTAATGAATATGCTAGGATGGTGAGAGGTTGGGATGAGTCTCAATTTACCTTCCTTGAGCTTGTTCAGCAATTTGTCACCCACGGTGTTGGTTTCAGTTCCCTTCGTCCCGGTGATGACTGGAGATGGAGTGCAGGTGGACTAAGTGAGTTTAAAGTGCCATCTAGATCGAAAGCCACTTCTTCATCAATCCAAATAATAGCTTCAGAAGAGCAAATGGAAGCCACTACTTTGTATGGTAACATTAAGAACGAGGCTGAGGCAGTGAAGAAAGGCTGGAACCCTGAAGCAGTGAGATCTGCCATTGTTAATGCAGCTAGAGCTGGTGATAATAAGTATAATAAGGAGTCTCCGGAGCAGATTGAAGAGAGAATTAAAGCTCATGACTTTGATACCGCCAGCCCAACAGCATCAGTTAAGATAATCAATGCAAGAGTGGAAGAGTATGATGGCACAATCAGCCATTACATTTGCTCTGACCTTGGCCCGGATGACGGTAATGGTAAGATCACAGACAACTGGTTGTTTAGGAAGAAGAAGGCCTACAAGAGCATGAGTGAGGCAGTTCAAATCTTTCCTTTCTTTACTGGTAATAACGGTAATATTCACACCATTAGAGGACTAGGCCACATTGTCTTCCCTCAAGTGCAGGGATCAAACCTGCTCCAGTGCGGTATGATGGATAGTGCTAGAGATGCCATGGCTACAACCTATGTTGTGAACACTGAGCAGAACCTGGACACACTTCCTATTATTCATGCTGGCTCAGCAAGGCTCATCCCTTCCACTTTACAGATTGCAGAGAACCAGCATAGCCCGGACCTATCTAGGACAGCTATTCCGGCAATGAACCTGCTCAAGGAACAGCTTAACAGAATGTCATCAGCCTCATCTATGGCTAGCACTCTCACAGAAGGCTCAGACAGGCGTTCTAAGTTTGAAGTTAGTGCAGCGATTGAATACTTATCAGCCATCACGGCCGCAGCAATGCGGCTTTTCATGCGTCCATGGAGACAGCTTTTATCTAACTCAGCTAGAAGAGCATTTACTTCACCTGCGTCTGGTGCTGACTTTGGTGTGGCTGCCGGTAAGATGAGGGCAGCTTGTGTGGCCCGGGGTGTCCCTGAGGAAGTGCTTAAGAATGGCATAGACTTTGATCTAGCTATGGTTGACGTTCCTCTTGGTCTTGGAGACAAGGCGGCTAAGGAGGCTATCTTTGCTAAGGGAGCAGAATTACTTCCTTACATGGATGATGCCGGTCGCAGAAGGTTTGCAGCACTTAAAGCCATCAATTTGTTTGGTGAAGAAAATGCAGCCTATTTGGTTCCTCTTGATGGAGTGGAAAGACCTCCTATTGACGCTAAGGTGGCAGAGATGGAGAATAACCAGCTTTCTATTGGGCTACCCATATCTATTGATAACGGAGAAGACTTTATGGTGCACCTTAAGATTCACATTCAATGGTTGTGGCAAATACACCAGGCTGTGGAAGAGGGAGAGATTGAACTCACTGAAGCAGTGATGAAGATGAAGCCGGTTTATGATCATGCTGTTGAAACGTTCTCAGTGGCTCAGGTTCCTGACGAATCAGTGGCTGAGTTAAACAACGCTAAGCAAGCGCTCCAGCAAATTGGTGAGATTGTATCTAATGGCCTTAAAGCTATTCAGAAGCAACAACGCCAACAGCAGGAGCAGCAACAAGAGCAACCACAGGGAGGTGAGGAGCAATCATCTAATGACTCAGCTATGGTTAAGGCTCAGGCAGACGCTCAGATTAAAATTATGCAAGCTGAGTTATCTCAGCAGATTAAAACACAAGACCATGAGCTTAAGATGGCTCTCGCTCAGCAGAAGTCTGAGCATGAGATTATGATTAAGACAATGGAGGCAGCTCAAGACAGAGCATTGAAGGATTTAGATAGCACATCCAAAATAAAACGAACACCATAACAAAACAATGAAGAACGATAATTACAATCCAGATACAGTAGGAACAGCAACACCTGCGAAGCCATTAAAGCAAACCATTTCCCACACCTTTGGTGAGGCGATTGAACACATGAGAGATGGCGGCTATGTCCAGCGTGAAGGTTGGAACGGCACAGGCATGTATGCATTTAAACAAGTTCCCTCTAAGGTTCCGGCTAATATAGTCCCTAAGATGTCCTCATTGCCTCAGTCTGTAAAAGATAGGATGCAGCTGGAGGGTGTTTCACCAGACTACCAGAATCAAATGGTGATTGTGAAGCCAGACGGATCTATTGATAACTGGGTGGCGTCTAGTAGTGACACTTTTGCACTAGATTGGATTTTGGGCTAATTGATAAATAACAAAACAATGAAAAAACAATACACACAAGCAGCAGTGGATTTGGCGTCCAATCCGAGCTACAAGCTCCTCAAGGAAGCCTTAATGCAAGACCTGTCATCCAACGTTTCACTTATCGCCTCTGAATCAGACAACATAGTGTCTAGAGCCTACGTTCATGATGTGGGGGTGAGAAACTTCTTTAGGTGGGTTGATCAAGCAGCTGCAAACACTGATTCACAAGAACTAAGTCAAACACTAAAGCCATTTAACCATTATGGCGAATTTGAATAACAAACAAACCAGATAATAATATGAGCGAACAAAGCACAATACAACAGTTAAGAGGTGGATCAGATTCCCCCTTGGATTCCGCGCTAGACAGCATGGCAGAGGTGGACGACATTTCAACCACAGACACACCGGCCGATCTAGCAACTCCTACAGACACACCAGCTCCGGCAGATCCTGTAGACAAGCCATTTGAAAGCCCTTTTGATAAGAAAGAGGAGGAAGTGGTGGAGGTTGATCCCAATGCTAACCCGGATGAGGAGTTTGAGAAGCAGACAGAACGCGAGATCGAGGAGATGAGTAAAGCTGCTCACCCCGGCGAGGGCTTCAAGAAGGTTAGGGGCAAACTTAAAGAGAGTAACACTCGCATTGAGGAGCTTGAGAGGAAGATTAAGTCTTATGAGTCTGGTGACATTGAGTCGTCTCCTGAGTATGAGAAGATTAAAGCCAAACTTGATTCTTATGATGAGATGATCAAACAGAATAAGGAGTTGTCTGATAAAGTGTCTGCCGTGGATTACCGCGAAACAGCTGATTATAAAAACAACATACTGGCTCCTTATGATGACATTGCATCACTAGCTAAAACTCTTGCTGAGAAAACTGGTGTTGATGCTGGTGACATTCTTAGCGCTGTTTCATCCCGGGACTACTCTGAGCAATCTTCTGCCATTGATGCCCTTAAGGCTGACCTGGATGACAGATCATACGCTTCCATAATCAAAATGGCTGATGACATGACTGTTCTTTACCAGCGTGAGTCTCAGATTGAGCAAAATGCTACTACTCTTCTTGAGGAGTCTAGGTCATCTAGTGCAGCGTTGTCAGCACAAGAGCGTGAGAGGAATGATGTGGCTTACAAGAAGTCTGTATCTACCACCTTTGACACCTACCAAGATCAAATCCCTCTATTTATTGCTGACGATGGAACTGAGAGCCCGTTATCTAAGTCTCTTAAGGATCAAGCATCTGCTGTTGATTTTGAGGGTATGACTGTTGATCAAAAGGCCTTTGCTGCCATGTCAGCTGTTTCTTTGGCTCCTATGATCACCAAGTATAGGGAGATGACTAAGAAGCTGGCCGCTTTGTCTGCTAGAGATGTTATTGATGATAGCATCAACCCTAGAGGCGCTTCTGCTCCTGCTCCTAGATCCGGTGATAGCCCGCAAGGCTACCTTAGGGGCGGAGAATCGCCCTCAGACGCCATGGATCGAATTATTGATGGAATTAGTTAGATTTCTATTCAAACGCTATTTTCAAGGGCTAGGGGCTTCCTCTGGCCCTTTTTAGTCGAATGTATTTGACTTGTCCTAGGAAAAATGTATAGATGTGTGCGAGCTTCAGATATGGCAAGCTCTAAATATAGTCATTCCGCCCAAGCTCGATAGCGTTTATCGTTCTAAAATACACAGAGTTTCTTTTCTAAACTCATACGTGAGCGGTGGAATAAATGTCCCTTTGTCTATAAAGCGGATAGTTAAGATGAAACTTATCTTAAACGATCAATAGATCACAACTAAACTATATAATAATATGCCTAACATCGAAAATCAACTACAAGAAATTACCGGAGCCTTAGCTCTAGAGATCGACAAAAAGATCTACCCAAGCTCACCGTGGATCTCCATGGTTAACAAAACTCAGTGGCCTGACGAAATCGGTCACTCGTTTGAAGCCGTCACGTTTGAAAGAACTCTTCCGAGTGCTGGTCAAACCTGGCAAGCCCACGCTACAGCTGATGGATCTACCAACATCTGTACTCCGCCAACTACTAGCATTCAGTTTAATCAAACTCGCCAAACCGTTAGTTTGGAAAGCACAGCTATCGAAACTCTCGATTTCTGTATTGATGACCTACGTGCTAAGTGGAGAATGAAAGAGCAAATGCGCAACGTTGTTGACATGCTCGGACAAAACATCCGTAACATTTGGATTGACTACAAGCGTGACTGGTATGCTAAGGTGTCCAACCGCAAGGTTGTTCTCAACGCTTCTCTTCCAGAAACTAACCAAGCTGCTGGAGATGTGTTTCCTCTTGAGCCGGCCACTTCTATCCTGACTAATAAAGCACTAGATCACTTCTATGCTTACCTTCAGCGTAATGGAGCCCGTCAAGACGCAGCTACAATGCTTAACGGTCAGCCTATCTTTGCCCTAGTTTGCTCAATGGAAACATCAAGAGCGCTTATCAAGGAAGATGCTGCTACCCGCACTGACTTCAGAGAGTCTTCACAAGCTGACAAACTACTACTTGGTATGGGCTACACTCATACTTACAATGGTTTTGTTCACATGATTGACGACACCCCTAGACGTTACGACTGGGATTCTGGTGGAACTCAGTGGGTGAGAAGTCAACCTTGGGTGGACACCGGCGCTGGAACAGCTGCTGATGAGAACCCTGACTATGTAGCCGCTGACCACGAAGACACTATGATCTTTGTTAAGAGCGTTTATGACTGTCTTGTTCCTGGATCTATCTCTAATGTGGATAAAGCCAGCTTCACAGCTCAGAACTATATTGGAGAAATCCAATGGAAGAACATTGCTCACCGCACAGATAACCCTGACGGTAAGAACGGATTCTTCCGTGCAACACTCGGATCAGCTGTCAGACCTCGTCACACTGAGTTTGGCATTACTATTCGTCACCTACGTTGCCCTAACGACCTTGGACTAACTGCTTGTTAATCCATTTTTAGCCAGCCCTGATATTTTTCTTCTGTTTTGTATTCGGGGTTGGCTATTTTTTTCTTTTTCCTCGCTTCGGCGTGAACCTTTCTACAATCAGATAACCAAATTATAATATTATGAGCAACTCAGCAACTTTTGAAGCCCTAGTAGCTAAGGGCGTAGCCGGCACCCTTACAATGGATGAAGCGCTAGGGTCTAGATGGACACCTGAACAAACAGCTCTTCTCCTTTCATTCTTTAAAGATTAAACACTATGAGCAATTCAGCAAACTATGAAGCCTTGGTAGCAAAAGGCAATAACGGCACACTCACAATGGATGAGGCGCTAGGGTCTAGATGGGATGACGAGCAAACAGCTCTATTACTTTCATTTTTTAATGATGAAGGGGACAATAAATACATTTACACAGATGTGAACGTGGTAGCTGGAGCATTTGACGTTGATCCTACCAGTCTAGCAGACGGCGCGCGCTACAAAGTGGCCACGGCTGGAGCGGTCGGAGGTGTTTGGTATGCTCTCGACTCATTGCTAGAAGTCAAATCAGGACTATTCGAACCGCTTGGAAATAACATTTACGACCCGACTGGAAACGTTGTGGTGAATATGGAGCTCGCAGACATGACTGGCATAGTTCCAGCCGAAGGCACACTTGGCGAGGTTGGCAATATCCCTGTCATTGGTGATGGTGTGACCACTGGTGGTAAAGCGGTGGTAATGAGGGCGGCGGCGCTCTCTACAGCCACTGGAACGGATTCACTAGCCATTGGGTTAAATTCAGACGCTAGTGGTGATAATTCAACAGCAAGTGGTGCTTACTCAATAGCAAGTGGTACTTACTCAATAGCTAGTGGTAGTGGCTCAGTAGCGAGCGGTGAGTCCTCAGTAGCAAGCGGGGCTAACTCAACAGCAAGCAGTTTTTCCTCAGTAGCAAGCGGTGCTTACTCAACAGCAAGTGGTGATTCCTCAGTAGCTAGTGGTGGTGGCTCAGTAGCTAGTGGTAGTGCCTCAGTAGCTAGTGGTAGTGGCTCAGTAGCGAGCGGGGCTAACTCAGTAGCAAGTGGTAGTTTTACTAAAACCACAGTGAACAACACTCAAGAAATCGGACACTGGTCTGGCGCGACAACTAGAGCAACATCTTTGAGAACACAAGGTGATGGTCAGGTAGCTTACACAATTAAAGACACAGCCACAGCACCAACAGACGGCGGAGCAACGGCGGGTAGTGAGGCAGACGGAACTTTAGGTCGGGAAATGATGACTATACAGCGCAACGGGGATGCGATGACTTTATACGTAAATGACGCAGGGACAATCAAATCACTCTCATTAGGATCAATATCATAACATAATGGCACTCACTCTCACACACAACGCATCAGCAATCACATTTCGTCCGCCAGTATTGGCGGACGAGCCAAACTTGTCGGTGTCATATAGTCCAGAGGTGATTGTCTTAACCGGATCAACTAGCACTACGGTGACTAATGATGATGCAGTGTTTGACGTTTACAACGGTGGCACATTCTACAATGGCGGGAGCGTTTTAGTAACTGGCACTCAAGCCACGTTTGAAAGCCTAAATACAGATATTGCAACTATTGCATCAGATGGCGTGATAACTAGGGTTGCCTCTGGTCAATGCAGAGTCCTAGTTAAAAACGGTGTAACAATCGGCATCGACCTAAACCTAGCAGATCAGACTCAGGGAGATACTGAATCCTATGCTAATGCCGTAGTCGGATCACTCGCTGAACACGTATCAAACGAGATAGACAGCCGTATAGATGACACTATGTCTATGGCTACTAATGGTGGCATTTACAGCACTCAGAATCACGTGACATCTACCTACGTTCGCAATACTAATCTATGGTGTGACGATGTGGACCTCACTTGCGCCTCTCCTTGGAATAGCAGAGGTGGCAGCAAGAGAGCAGGAACGCTTATCACAGCACAGCATCTGCTTATGGCGTCACACTACCCGCTTTACATTGGCGACACCGTGAGGTTTGTTGCTAATGACAATACTGTCCTCACGCGCACCATCACAGGAGTGGTGAACCATCCCGACTATTCTCCTTACTACCCTGACTTGAGAGTGGCTGTGCTAGACTCAGCATTGCCATCTAGCATTACACCATGTAAGCTAATGCCGTCCGACTACGAAGATTATCTTGTAGAGAATAGCAGCAACAGACCGGGAGCGATTGGACTTGATCAGGAAGAAAAAGCCCTGATTATAGACTGGACAGGCGGCGGTAACTTCATGACTCCAACTGACTTAGACAGGCTCATTTTCCATGAAAATATAATAAGCGGTGACTCAGGCAACCCAGCAGGGGTGATTGTTGACGGTGAGTTTGTGTCTGTAACCATGTGGACTTACGGCGGGGCAGGATCAGGCACACCAGTTGCAGATTTCATCTCAGACATCAACACAATGATCACCACCGCCGACACTCAGGCTAGTGTCTTCACAGGGCTGACAGTGGTAGAGGCGGATTTCTCAGCTTTTCCTAACTACGGGACAGACACTGACGCGGTGGCATACATAGCAGATGTTCGC